AAAGGTATCAAAGATTATACATTCAATGTTATTAAGAATAAAGTCATAGAGAATTTCAAATTGGCTGAAATTGTAGAAGAATTCAGAGGATTATTTAATCTTTCAACAGTAAAAAAACTGTATGACAAATATACTTCTGTTGACAAAATCAAGGAAGTTATTAGAGAAGAACCATATCAGTGTCTTTGTAGGTTGGGAGGGATTGGTTTTAAAACTGCTGATTCTCTATTGTTGACATTGGATAAAGATGGTAAAGAATGTCAGAAGAATGGGAAAAAGCCAGTTTTATTCTTTGGATTTGATCTTATAACATCATATCAGAGAGCGAAAGCTTGTGTAGATTATCTGCTTGATGAGAATGAAAATAATGGTAATACATATATGCATGTTGGAGATTTGAAGAAACAGTTTGATGTATTAGTGCCAGAAGCAAAAAGTAACTTGCCACTTATTCTTAAAGGTGATAATGATGTAGTATTTGACAGAGAGTTATTAAGCGTATGTAAAAAAGAAACATATGAAACAGAGAAATATATAGCAGAGAGAATAAAAGAAGGATTGCAGATACATACAAAATGGGAGTGTGATTGTTCAAAGTTCCAGGAACTTGATGGTTTTAAACTAACTGAGAATCAGTGTAAAACATCACAATATATGTGCGAAAATAACATTGTTCTTCTTGTTGGATATGGTGGTAGTGGTAAATCTTCAAGTACACAGGCATTTGTAAATATGTTAAATGCTTATAACAAAAGACATTTACTTTTAGCACCAACTGGTAGAGCTGCAAAGGTACTGTCAGGTTTTACAAATGAAAATGCTATGACAATCCATAGAGGTCTTATGTATATGCCACCTGCTGATTGGGGATTTAATGAAGAGAATAAATTACCATATGATGTAGTAATTGTGGATGAGTTTTCAATGGTAGATATTTTTCTTTTCAGAAAATTGCTTGAAGCAATAGATTTTGAAAAAACAAAATTACTCCTTATTGGTGATGACGCACAGATTCCTTCTGTTGGTGCTGGCAATGTACTTTATGATTTATTAAAATGCGAGAACATTCCCACTATCACACTTGATAAGGTATTCCGTTATGGCAAAGGTGGTTTATCTACGGTTGCCACAGATACACGAACTGGTACTGAATATTTAGATAAGACCAAAACAGGTATGCAAGTATTTGGTGAGGATCAGTCATATATATTTATGCCGATTCTTCAAGATAAACTTGTTGGATATACTGTAAAACTTTATCAGACATTATTATCCAAAGGATATTCTGTTGATGATATTGCAGTGTTGTCTTGCTATAACGTAGGTGATTATGGAACAGTAGCATTAAATAAGAAGATACAAAACGCAGTTAATTCTAATCCAAAGGCGAAAATTACATTTGGAGATACAGAATTCAGATTGAATGACATTGTGATGAACTATGCTAATGATTACAAAGCAATTATCTATAACGAGGAGTATATTGATGATAAAAATACAACATTTATTGCTAATGGTGAATCTGGTAGAGTTGTAAAAATTCTAAAAGATGCAATGGTTGTTGATTATGATGGAACACTTATCTATATCCCAAAAAGTTCTATGAAAAATATTCGATTGGCTTATGCCATCAGTACACACAAATCTCAGGGTGGTCAGTTCAAGGTGGTTGTTTTAATTACGCCTAAAGCGCATACCTTCATGTTGAATTCCAATTTGTTATATGTAGGAGAAAGTAGAGCAAAAGAAAAATGTTATCACCTCGGAGAAATTCGTACAGTAAATAATGCACTTAAAAAGAAGGAAAATTTCGATAGAAAAACAATGCTTCAGATATTTATGAAAGCAGAATAGGAGAATATATGAATAGTAAGTCAAGCATTTTTGATTCGATTTTAAACACAATTGAATCAGAAGATATTAGAAAATTTGCAGAAAGATGTATTGAAACAATCCCAGATTATTTTTGGAATGTGGGTGCGTCAAGTACGGGAAAATACCATCCTCAATATGCTCTTGGTGATTTAGGATTAGCAAGACATACATGTGCTTTGGTAAGATTCTTAAATCATATTTTTGCGGTTGATTGCTTTGGTAAGAATTTTACTCAAAGAGAGAAAGATTTAATGAGAGTTGCAGGAATGATGCATGATTCACGAAAAAGCGGAAATGATGACGACTTCATAAAAAATAAATATACAAAGTTTGATCATCCACTTTTGGCAGCTAATGTTATTCGTGAATTAAAAGGTAATGAACTTCCTGATGAAGAAATCGAAATGATTGCAACTACAATTGAGAGCCATATGGGTGCATGGAATACTGATAAAAGAAGTTCAACGGTATTACCATTGCCTAAAAATAAATATCAGACAATTTTACATTTAGCAGACTACCTTGCAAGTCGCAAGGATATAGAAGTTCTATTTGATGGATTTGAAGCACCGAAAAAGGAAGTCGTTAAGTTAAAGGATTATGTCTTGAACTTTGGAAAGCATAGTGGTGAGAAGCTTGTTGATGTTGCTCAGTCAGATCCAAGCTACATATCATGGGCTAAAGAAAATATGAATAGAGAGCCAATTAAGAGTTTATTAGCCCAACTGTAGAGAATAATACAATAGAGGATTTCTGGAATGCCCATAAATAGGGCGTTTCAGAGACTCAAAAAGCCAAGGAAAGACGGATTTTATGTCTGTCCTTTATATGAAAGAGAGGTACAAATATGGTTTATGGAGTATTTGGTGGTTGTTATAGTGACTGGTATGTAGTCGGATATTTCAACAATCGTCAAGATGCAGAAAAATATTGCTGTTTATGTGGGGATGGTGACTATGTAAAGCCATTAAAAGATTTAACTGATGAAAAAGATTTATCAAAAGTATCATTAAAATACTGTCATGAAGTTTTATTTGATTGTAAAGATGATGAAAACAGATGGGTTATGAGAGAAGAACCTGAAAGGTATAATTGCTATATTGATAATGATTTAAGATGTAATAGCGTAAGACAAGGTACGTTACTTAAAAATAACTGGGTATGCTTTATTGTCAATATTGATCATGATGATAGGAGATTAGCAGAAAAAATTGCTCAAGATTATTTAGCTGAACTTCGTTCTTATGGAGATGGGAAAGTTTACGAAAAGAATATTGAATTGATGAATGATAAATTCGTAGCACCATTCAAAGAAAAAGAGAGAATAAGAAAAGAAGAAGAAATTAAACAAAAAGAATTTGCAGAATTAGAAAGATTAAAAGCTAAATACGAAACAAAATAAATAAACGACAGTTTCTTTGGAAGATTGGGAGGTTATATGTGATGGACGATAGAGCAATTACAGAATATAAGCTAATTATAAAAATTTGTGACCAGAAAAAATGTGCAGAATATGATCCGTTTGGATTATGTTATGTAGACGATTGCATGAGTTGTCCAAATTCAAAAATAAAAATTATTCGTGAAGATGGAGTAGTAATGCGTGATGATTTTAAAGATAACAAGAATGTAAACGCAAAAGATAAATTATGGTCTTATCAAAGAATGTTTGAAAGAGATGGTGTAGAACTATTTGAAAAAATGTATAATGTTAATTTTTCAAAATGGCAGAAGAAATATCTTTCAAAAATATTCAATAAGTTAAAGAGTAAAAAGAACAATTAAGCGGTAGATTCTTGTGAAAATTAAGGAGGTAAAAATGAAAGTAGTAAATCTGATTAATAAATTGAATGAAATTGGATATGACGAAAATACAGAGCTGACTTTTAGCTGCGTAGATGGAGACTCAGGCGAATGTTATGATGTTCCATTTGATGAAATTAGTTTTGGAGAATATTTAACTGGTGAACCTTATCATAATGATGTAATTGATATAGGCTTAGACGTTGATTCAGTAAAAGATTATATTAAAGCTAAGTCTGATGGATATATGAATGACATGATTAATGAAATAAGACAAGTTTTAAGTAAACATGATCCTTGGAGAAATTAATACAACAAGAATCCATTTTTCATTACTACGATTTCTATACAATTTTTGTTGCATTTCTTAGAGCAATTCGCTCATTGTTTCACAAGTAAAAAGAGAATAAATAATCAGGAGGTATATTACTTGCAGATAAGAATAATATCATTCAGTGATAATTATGAAGGGTATAAACTTAAAGGATATGTTGACATAGATAATATAAGTGAATTAATAAAAACACTTAATTATATGAAAGAAAATGACATACCAATAACAATCAATACGGAAGATATTGTTGATACAGAAGGAGAAGATTACTACATAAATAGTTTTAGTGTCGTATTCCCTAAAGTTGGTGGTGAAATTATTCCTCATATAGTTATCTATGTGGGAGAGGTGTAAAAATGAATAAGAAATTATTACTGATAATTATTATCATCTTACTTATTTTAGGCATATTTATCAGCTTATGTATGAGTAAAATGATTTTCAATTTGATAATGAATTCCAGTATGCCCAATTGGTTAAAGTGGATAATACTAAGAAGTTATTAAGGAAGTAGGTGAATACATGGAATGGAATGTATATTTTCATGACTTCAACAGAAATGAAATTATTACATACAACATATTTAGACATTATAGGTTTAATGAAGAGATTCAGAAATTAATTCATAGTAAAATTGATAAGATAGAATTCAAGGAAAAACTAAGAAAAGAACTCATGTATTGGTTTTGGTCAAAATGTGAATATGAAATAGTTATATCACCTTGGGTTGGTAGAAATAAAGAAGAAGCTGAAGTTAAGATTGATATACATGATCAGGTAATGTTGAATTTTAATAGATTCGTTGATTACTGTTGGTCATTTAAGGAGAAATAATATTATGGGAACAATTACAATTTTATCAGAAACAACTAAGAATCCTATTACATTAATGGGGCAAAGGGCAGGGGTGTGTTGGGGAGCAAATGTTTCTGACAATGAAAAGAATTATAAGCGTGGATTAGACTGTATTAAGTCAGGGCATGGACGTGTTATGGAATATGTCAATGTAGAAATGATTATTGATGGATATTCCGCTAAAGTTTTAAGAGAATATTATACACATATTGGTGGAGCACCAACAAGATTACAGGCAAGTACAAGATATATTGATTATTCAAAAGGTGATGGTTTTACATATACTACTCCAAGTTCTATTGATAAAAACGGATATTATCCTGTATGGAAGGCATTAATGGATACTATCAACAGAACCATAAAAACAATGATTGACAATGGAGTACCAGTAGAAGATGCAACTATGGCGTTACCATTAGCATATTCATCAAAAATGGTAGACAAGCGTAATCTTAGAAATCTTGTTGATATGAGTAGGCAACGTATGTGCAGTCGTGCTTATTGGGAATACAGAGAGTTATTCAAAGACATTTGCAATGCTTTAAGAGGATATTCAGATGAATGGAAGTGGATTGTAGATAATCTTTTTCATGCAAAATGTGACGAGGTTGGATATTGTACCGAAGCTAAATCATGTGGAAGAAAACCAGAGAGGGAGATGTGATTACTATGGCATCTTTTTATATTATTTCGGAAAAAGAATATAAGGAATATAAGGAATTAAAAAAGAAAAATAAACCAATGAGAAAACTGCTTGGATATGATAAATGTTATTGTCCTATGTGTAATTATGTGGTTGATAATTGCGTACCTCGACAAAATTATTGTGATAGGTGTGGACAGAGGTTATATAAGAGGTGGTATAAGAAAAAATAGGAGGATATGAATGAATAAATTCGATATTGCAGCCAGAGTTAGAGAACTCAACAGAGCATCAGAGGCTTATTACAATACTGGACAACCTATTATGAGTGATTATGAATTTGATAAGAAAATAGAAGAACTCAAACAATGGGAAGAAGAAACGGGTATTGTATTATCTAATAGTCCAACACATAATGTCGGTTATCTAGTTGCCGATGAACTAAAAGAAGTAAAGCATAATCATTTAATGCTTTCTCTTGATAAAACAAAATCTGTTGATGAATTAATTGAGTTTCTTGGAGATAAAAATGGCTTTTTATCTGTAAAGTGTGATGGTTTAACTACCTCACTTCATTATATTAATGGAGAATTAATTGGTGCAGAAACTAGAGGTGACGGAGTAGCAGGTACAGAATGCCTTCAGAATGTTTTGACAATGAAGAATGTACCAAAGGAAATTCCATATAAAGACGAACTTATCATTGATGGAGAAACAATTATCGGATGGGACACTTTCAGAGAGATTAATGATAAACTTCCAGAAGATAAGAA